CCGCATAAATGGTTGTTATTATTTTGAGCTTGAAAATTATTATATAAAAGAATACCGGAAAGCGCTTTGCCTCGGTTTTCTTGTTGGCCTTATTTTCACAATTATAACCCACTTATAAAAAAATGGAAAAAATCTATTTAGTGATTCTGAACGGGAACGGGGAGCTTGCTTTGGGAGCTTACAAGTCTAGGGACTTGGCGGTTACAGAGCGGGACTCTTTTATTAGAAACATCGATGGCAGCTTGACGCCTCAAGATTTTGATATCGTCGAGTCAACGGTGCATACCAGAGAAACAGCCTTTAGCGGTTTGGAGATTGATTATCATGAAAAAAATATTCTATAAGTACTGGAGAGATTTTTTAGGCTGCGCCTTTTTGTTGTGGTGCTTCCTGATGATTTATATAACCGGCGCATTATTATTCTAGGTTCGTTATTGTAATGTAACAGACTCGTAAACGAGAAAACCGAGGCCCCGTTTCTTGAAATACAGGAACGGGGTTTTTTTATAATATATCCACAGGGGGTGAATTAAAGTCTCCCCGAATCATAAAAATCTTATTGATATAAGAACTACAATTAAAACCAAAAACCAAAAAAGGGTCGGCGCATTGTATTTTTATAGTCCTTTTTAATTTATTCTTCTTCGTTTACAACAACAAAAAAACAAATAAATATAGTTAGCGGCCACTTCCAGCCTCGCCTTCTGCGGGTGTCCAGTTTTTCGGGGGTCTCGATCCAGAGCCGCCCCATCCCGCCTTTTGGAATTTTTCGCCATGCGCTCGCGTTTCGACGTATGATCGCACTGTGGTCTGCCATTCTGCAATCTCGCGTTGCATATTCAGCAATTGCTCGTCAGACGACCCATTTACGATCAGTTTTGACCTGCGTTTGGCCTCCTCCGATATAAGGTTGAACACATCCGAAAAATGCATGGTATTCAGGACGTGATTAGATATTGTCTTTTCTAGTTCTTTTTTTTCTTCTGCTTCCACGCCCTAATTATATTGAAGAATACAACTAGCGGCCACTTATATGGCGGTCTTATTCGTGCCGTCTGCGTCAAGGGTGTATATTTGCGCGCCTTCGTTGTATTTTTGGGCTGCGCCCAAGGAGCGCCCTCTATTGTCTTCGCTATTATGACGGGTCTGGGCCATCAGTTGGGTCAGTGTCGGAGACGCCGTTTTCGTCGTAGAGCCTATGGTTCGTTATAACAGTCAAATCGACGGCAGATGCTGTGGTGCCTACTGTTGATCCAGCTTCTCCTTCAGCAATGCTTACTTCGTCTACAACGGTCTCTGTAATTATATAATCAACGGTGTCTTCGCCTGTGACGCTGGTTATATCGACATCTACCCAGTTTTTTTCATCACTCGGCAGCCTATAAGTTTCATTTGTTTTTGCCATAATGGTTATGTTACACATTTTATGTGTAAAAGGGCATAGATGGGTCCTTGGTTTAAGTGCGAAAAGGTTCCCTTAGTCTTGGAATATATAGGCTCAAGTAAGAAAAAGCCGGAAGTGCCCCAAGGTATTCATCTTTCATCTTACTGTAGTTAATGCGCTAGCATGGCAGTCATAGCACGATTGTTTTATTCGTGGATAAGACTCCATTAGCTCTTTTTTTGTATAGGAAGGATGGTCTTCGTACGCATCTTCATCCCAATTATCAGCATAATAAAATATATATAATTGTCTTTGAAAATTAAGGCATTCAACTCTCTGAGCCTGCTTTTTGACTTTCGATAAAGAAGATAACAGCATCGCAGACAATATTCCTATAATACTGACAACGACCAGAAGCTCAACTAAAGAGAAACTCTTCTCGTTTAACAAGTTCTAATAGATAATGACTCTAGAATCAACTTCAGGGTCAGAATCTTCGTTGGCCTTTGCTTTTTTGTTTTTCCATTTAGATTGGCAAACGGCATATCTTTGTTTCGTGTTTGCGAACTCTTCGTTCATCACTTCGTCGCTCATACATCTGCTAAGGAACTCCTTTTTAGACTCGTTATTTTTTTTATTTGGTATTGGCATTGCTATCTTCCCCTTGTTTCGTATTTTTTAGCGTCTTTCTTCTCATATTTCTTGTCTTTGCTCATTTGCATGAGTTTCGATGTATAATCTTGACGAGAAGTCTTCGATACAGCAGCTGCTTTTGTGAAAACTGTCGGTAGACTGTGTTTTTCGAAGCTTAAAAGCTTGTTTTTGCCACCTAAAGTTATAAGTGCGGAGTTTTTCTCTACTTTTTTGAGCTGGATGCCGTTTCGCGTCTGATTTTCGAGCAGAGATATGAATTCGTCTGGTTTGCCTATCTTTTTCAATACCAAATGCACCTGATTGACTTTATTAGTGTTATTAAAGCGCGTAATTCCTGTCAAAAACACATAAGGAGCCAAAATATTGGTGGCCGGAGGCAGGGTCTTTATTGGTGCTGACCCAGTGAGGTCAAAAGCGTTTCTTTTTACAATACTTTGATAAAGATTGGTCTCTTGACCTGCTAAATTAGCAGACAACAAGAAAAAAAGCATAATAGCGCCTATAGTCTTCATACTTATGATTACACATCTATTCGACGAAACACTTTTTCTGGAATGGGTTGGTTTTTGAGGACGTTGGCGGCCATTTCGCGCCTATGAATAGGAAATACCCATCCTTTTGGCCTAGCGTGCCAATGAAGGTGGTCTGGGATCTCACGTTGGACTTTATCAATGTAATATTCAAAATCGGAGCCCTCACTCGCCATAAATTTGCATACTGCAACTTTTCTGAGGGCTTCTTCCATCTCGAAAGAGTCTTTTTCAGAGATATCCATTGCATGCTCCCTCCAAACAACCATTGGAAGAATACAATTCATACAATCCATGATTATCCACCTAGGATCGGAGTCGTCATAGGTATGGATAATCGTCTTAAGTTCGCAAAGTGGACATTTGTTGGTATCTTCGTTCATTATAGCTCCTCATTGGGGATGTACCTTAGCTGACTCCCCTTGGCGCAACCAATGCCTCTATCTAACTTATCGACCTGTCTTCGCTTGTGCTCATTTTTCTTGTAGCGGGCTTTTTGGTAGAATTGGTAGGATTTTCTGAGTCTTTTGGCTGCTGGAGTCGACTTTTGGTCTGAATCTATGCCTTTTCTGTATTTTGTAGACATCAAATACTTCAGAGCCTCTTTTGAGGCTTTTTCCCAATTGTAATCAAAGTTGAATTTGTTGATTTCTTGAAAGTTGCCAATTAATTCGTGAATTAAGCGGTGATGAATCTGACAGAGAGGGATTAAATCCTTAATGGGCTCCTTGCCTTTTCCTTTACGATTATACGCTATGTAAGATACATGGTGAACTTCGAGCCTGTCTGAGGAGCCGCAACAGGCGCATTCTCTGCCGTAGTGAGCAAAAGCTTCAAGTCTCTTTTTTTCCCACTTCTTGCTGTTTATGTAACTCTCGTGTTCTTCTTTCCAAGACATACGCTTAGTCTAAAAAGTTTTTATATGTGTTATTTTTACTTTTAAACACTTTTATGTACTCTACTTTTAAGGTCGTGGCGTCTATAAACGCACAAATAACGTCATTAGAATATTCCTTCACTTTTTTTGGTTACTTTCTTATGGTCTGATATTTGTTTCTGCTGTTCCTCAAATCCAATGTCTGAACCCTTCTTAAGGTACTCCACACCCCCGTTTAGGTTTAATTTCTTTTCAAGTGTGAGGTGTTTTAGCTGTTCATTTGGGACTACCATTTTAGTTTTTCTATCTGTCATGTAAAAGATAGTTCGGCGCAGGCCAACGCGGACCACACGAGCTTGCCTGCCCGAGATATAGATTATATCGTCGTTTTCTATGTCTTTTCCACAAAAAATCACCAAACCCGACAAAAAATTATGCAAAGTCTCTTTAAAAAGCATCGCTGCGAAAGCCGCAACAACAAACCACCCATAAGTACCTATCACTTGCTGGATAACCTCTTTCGACTCTAGCTGTGGGCCTATTAACTGTGATATTATCATTTTTATTTTATTTACACTTTTAGGGGCTTTTAAAGTATAATTCTTTGAGATAAGTAGTTTTGAATAACTTTAAAATATACTGCGTGAACCTAGAAAAGGAAGTCGTTAGGAGAAAAAGAGTCGAAAAACTTCTCAAGAACGACAAGCTAGAAGAAAAGGCCATTTTCTTCAAGGCTATATGTAAAGACGATATTGACGAGAGCTTCATGAAGGAAAACGGGTTTGAGGTCTTTCCAGACTTGTTTAATGCAGAAATAGACAGACCTTGGTATAAAAGGGGTGTTAATGTAGGCGAAATCGGCTGCGCAGCGAGTCACTATTTTTGCTGGTTGGACTTTTATAATTCAAGTCTGGAATATGCGGTCTTTATGGAGGACGACAACTTCTGGGAAGACAAGGGAAGACTCAAATCCGAGATAGAAGAGTTTATAGCCTTTCACAAAAAAGACCCCTCTGTGGATATGATCTACTTTGGAAGGACTCGACCAGTCCACGCAAGCGAAAAACATTGCAACGAACAAGACTATTCTGAAAAATACTTATTGGCTGACTACTCCTACAACACTCATTGTTATATGTTGACCAAATATGGAGTCAAGAAGATACTGGGCCAAAAGCCGATGAGGAAGACAATGCCGCTGGATGAAATGCTTTCTTCTATGTTTATGGACGACCACCCTCATAAAAAAATAAATGAAGCCCTTAAGCCCTGCTTAAAAGTAATCGCAATAAAAAATGACGAGAAAGATAAAGACGATCATAAGCACTTGGGNTTNTGNTTCCAGACAATGGANGANGGAATGAGTTTAACTGANATTTCGGAAAGCGAGGTCTATGAAGCTTAAGGTATATTGCATAAACTTAAAAGAGGAAACCCTAAAAAAAGAGAGGATAACTAAACTTTTGAAGGAAGAGGGGTTATCTGACATAGCCTTGATGTTCGACGGAGTTCATTACAGCGAAATAAATGAAGACTTCCTAAAGAGCAACGACTTAAAAATTTTCGATGAGTGGGTGATAGAGGATTGCGGAATACGCCACTACGAGAGGAAGATTAGATCGGGCGAAATAGGATGCGGTACAAGCCACTATTTCTGCTGGAAGGCTTTTTTTGAGTCTGGTGCTAGATACGGATTGTTCTTTGAAGATGACTGCTACTGGGAAGAAACGGGGATCATAAAAAAGACAGTAGAGGAGTTTATGAGCTTCAATAAAGACTATAAGGCTGATTTGTTTTATTTGTCGAGAATAATTCCTGAGATGGACAATGACGAAGGAACAATTAGTCCAGAAGACGCAAAAGAAGAGACCGTAACAAGAGACGCAGATTACAACTACGTTATACCAACCTATTCTTATAATCTAAACGCTTATGTTTTATCTAGAGAAGGCGCTGCAAAAATCCTAGACCAGAAGCCGAACCACAGCATTATGACCCCAGACGAAATAATCCCAGCAATGTATTTTAAAGACATGCATGAGAGACACCCTAACATCGCAAGAAGATTCAAGCCCAACCTGAAAGCGCTGGCTTTGAATGGACCCGTCTTGGACGGAAGGTTCGTTGGGGTATGTTCGCAAATGCACGAAGGAGAAATGACGCCATCAACAGTCGATAGATCAGATGAATATGTTGGATAAAGTTTTTATAGTAAGCAACAGACAGTCTAGCATAGGAGATACAGACAAGGTTTTGTCTGACCTTATGAAAAGCCTTTCTGACGAAGGGATAGAGGCTAGAGTAATTATCTCCAACACACTGAAGGGGGATCTTCTCTATGGAGACTCACTTAAAGAATTCACCTCGTCTGCCAGAAAAAACTGGAAATGTCCAAGAACCAGTAGGGGAATCTTTAGGGGGGAAATAGCCTCTGCCTACAACCATGCATCTTGCTGGAACGAAATAGTACAGAAGGAGATAAACCTAGCTTTAGTCCTAGAAGACGACGTAGTTATAAATAACATATCTAACCTGAAGTCTGATATAGAAGAGATACTCTCGGAGCTGAAAGAAGAAGAATGGGATCTGTGTCTCCTCGGAAGAAGCATCGGAGACGAAAGACATAACGAGGATCCAGTTTCCGAGAGACTAGTTAAAATGAAAGAGTCAAAAGGCTCTTATTCTTACCTATTGAATTTAGAAGGCGCAAAAAAGCTGTTCAACGAAAAGTTTTCAAACGAATTGTTTCCGGTTGATGAATATTTTAATTGCGTGTCGGGAATATCTTCAGATAAAGAAGCTAACAAGGAATACGAAGAACACAAAATAAACACTGTGTCAACCATTTGGAACGGATGCCTATTCGACAAAGATGAAACAGTAAACCAGCTTAGGGGAGTACATAACTCTGGAAGCGCAAAGGTCAAAAGAACTTCTAATATAAAATTCTACACAGTTGCTACGAAAGAGCACGATGGTCTCGATAGGCTAATTGAAAGCGCAGAATATTATGGAATACATTTAAATGTATTGGGGTTAGATGCGGGATGGACTGACGGAGACGTAGCAAGATTAGAGAATCCCGGAGGTGGACAAAAAATCAATATACTCAAAAAAGAATTAGAGAACCTAAACGATGACGATGTGATATTTTTCGTGGATGGCTATGACGTCATTTTTATGACAGGAACGGAAGAGATAGAGAGAAAATGGAAAGATGCAGAATGTAAGGTTTTGTTTGGAGCTGAGAAAGTTCTTTGGCCTGATCGGTCTATAGAAGATAAGTTTCCAAAAGAAAACGAGACTTATAGGTTTCTTAACTCTGGAAACTTCATGGGAGAAGTCGGAGAGCTTAAAAAAATAACAAATGAAGACCTGAAGGACTCGGACGACGACCAGCTCTATTATCAACTTAAATTTTTAAGTGGAGATTTTGACTTTAAGCTAGACTACAAGGCTAACATTTTTCAATGTATTGCATTCTGTGCCGACATCGAAGAGGCTGCCAACGTAAGCTTTCAGAGAGAACTTCAAATAGAGGACAACAGAATCAAAAATATAGAACACAACTCTTACCCCTGTTCTTTTCATGGAAACGGAAGCAAGGAGCAAAAAATAAAACATAACTGGTTCTGCAACTACTTAGGAGGAAGAAGGAACGAAGGAAAGGCTACCTTAAATAATCAAAGAAATGTTTTCTTCGGTATTCCGAGTGTTTTGATATGTTTATTTTTAGAGTCTAAAATGAGCAGTCTAGAATGTATAAAGGCAATAAAAAGGGTTACTAACTTATCTTTCCCCAAAGAGAACATAGATCTTTGTATTTTGTATGACGAAAGCAAGTTGACCTTCGCTACTGATCCAGAAATAGAAGAGAGCCTGAAATTATACAGAAATAAATTCATTAAAAGAACGACCGAAAGAACAAGCGTAGAAGACAGGGACAAGTGCTTAGAACTAGCGAAAGAGACAGAAGCAGACAACTATCTCTATGTTGATGACCACTTTAAAATACAAAAAAACGACTTGATTGAAAACTTACTATTTTCTAATAGGGCGTTAATTGCGCCTCTGGGAGTACGCGAAGAGGAAGACGGCAAAGTCTCCTTCTCAAATTATTGGAGTGCGCTGGACGAAAACGGTTTCTACCGGCAAAGCGAAGACTACTTAAAAATAGTTTCTAGAAAAATAACTGGAATATGGGATGGCCCATATGTGTTTGCCTGCTATCTACTTGACAAGCGTTCAATAAAAAAACTATCTGGGTGCTACTCGCTAAACTACGAATACGATAGGGGCTCTGATATGAGTTTTATGTCTAACGCCATAGACAAAGGAATTATCCCATGTGTAGATAATAGATTCTCATACGGAAAGGCTACATCTTTCTAACTAGAATATCCGCGAGAACCCTAGAAAACTTTCTAACTTCCCTCTCTGTTTTGTCATACCAGAAAGCATGAGCTACCTCTTCGATCACTACCTGTAGCTTTCTTTTCGGAGGCAAATGTGGGTTTACATATATCTTGGGCTCTTCATAAACCTCTGGGTTGTAGCATAGTCCGTCCGCATCATGGCTCTTATGAGGTTTTCTGAAGTAAAACTTGAACTCTTGGTTCTCGGCGTTGGTAAAAGCATAGTCAGGCTTTTTCATATCTATATACCATTACATGTAAAAAAAAGAAAATACTATAAATTTTGACCCTTGTCAACATATAATTAGTGTAAGAGTAACTAGTAATAATCTTTTGTCATGAATATTTATTGTCAATCATGTGGGCAGTTACATAAGTATACGTCCGCGAAGCCTAACTTTTGCACTAATTGTGGGTCTGGACTGTCTGTGGGGGTTGCGGCTCCGGCAAAGCAAACGCTAGATTTGGAGGAAGATATACCGGAAACCAAGCAAGAATTAGTTACGGATTTGGAAAAGCTTGCATTTGATTATCAGGACTTTTCCTCCAAAAGAACCAATAAACTAGGCAGCATCGCCGGAACTTATGTTGGTGAGGGCGGAGAAAAAGTAAAAAGCGAACCCATGCCAAAAGCCAAAAGAGTTACAAAAAAGGCGTTTTTGCAAGAATTCAAGAGAGAAGCTGGTTCTTTGAGATCTAAAGGGGGCAATGAGTAAGAAACCTAGCTTCGAAGAAAAAATTGGAGAGATTGATCAAGAGATAGCAAAAAGAAGAAACAAGTGGAACCTTAACGCCTTATCTTGGATTGACTTCGACGACATAAGCCAAATACTAAGGATACACATCTATAAAAAGTGGCATTTGTACGACCACTCAAAACCTCTTCCTCCTTGGTTAAATAGAACGATATCTAATCAGCTCAAAAATTTAATTAGAAACAACTACAGCAGCTTTGCTAGACCTTGTCTAAGGTGCGCTGCGTCAGAGCCAGACAACTTATGCAAAATATATGTTCAACAGTGTAGCGACTGTCCGATATATAAGAACTGGGAAAAAAATAAAAAAGACGCATACAACATAAAGATACCTGTCCCATTAGAAGGACACGTTCAGGAGATCTCTTCACAGAAACTAGATACTCATAATATTGAAGCCTCAATAAAAAAAGTAAACAAAAAAATGGAAGAGGTCCTTAAACCTATAGAATGGAAGGTGTACAGAATGCTGTACATAGAAAATAGGTCAGAAAGCGAAGTAGCCACAGAAATGGGGTATAAAACCTCTGAAAAAAATAGGTCTCCCGGATATAAACAGATCACAAACATAAAAAGATCTATTATAATAAAGGTTAAGAGGTCTATTCAAAAAGACGAGATAGACATTTTTTGAGTTATGAACGAAGAAAGGTATTTCTCCAAAGACGGTTCGCCAACAACGTACTTTGAGGATAATGGGTTGTCGTTAGACAAGCAAACGGAAGTTCTACAGAAGTGGAACGAAAGCTTAGAGGATCCGCCGTCTCTGAATGAGCTGGTTTCTATTGGTTTTCCGGACGACCCTGCTCCAGACGGAAGGTCGAAAAACGGTAGACTAACGAAAGAGTTTTTGTCGTCCAGAAAAATAAAAGCCAGAGGATCTCAGGTATACGTGCCCTCTAAAAAGTTTGAACTTACAGAAGAGCACAAGCAATACATTGCCGAAAACGCATCTATAATGAGGCCAATAGATATTGGCAGAACGATGACAGGCAAACCAGAGTTGACTAACTTAGACTTAGAAGTAAGGGCCGTCAGGGACTACATAGAGGAACTAAGAAGGTCAACAGGAAGCTTTTACGAAGACAGGACGGTGGAAGAAGTGGAGATGTGGAAGCCCCCCACCACCTTCGGCAAGACATTATCTAAAATAAATAAATATATTCATATTAAAATAAAAGAAGATAAGATGACGACAGCTCAAAAAAAATGCATTAACGCGCTAATGGGCTATCTTCATTCGTATAGATTCATACATCAAATAAGTAACTTTTCAAACGAAGGTGATAAGACTCTTTTTGAAAGCAGCTTCGTAAGATACACAAACGATAAAAGCGACCTGACTCAAGAGGAGGTAGACCAATATATAGTTTTGTCTGTCGAGGTTGTTTTGTCTTCAAACATCCTAAACAGGATAGAAAGACTTAACAACATGTTAGACACAACCGCAAGCGACACCGAAGGAAGAAAAATATCGATGGGGCTAGTAGAATCAATTCGGCACGCTCAGACAGAGTACAACCAATCAGTAACGAGACAACAAAAGTTACTCGAGAGCTTAAAAGAAAAAAGAAGCCAAAGACTTAGTAAGCAAATTAAAGAAAACGCTTCGATACTTAATTTGGTTCAATTATGGAAAGATGAAGAATCGAGATTAGAGTTACTAGAACTTGCGCAAAAACAAAAGGCTTCGATACGAGAAGAAGTGAGAAGGCTCTCATCGTTAGATGAAGTTAAGTGCAGGATAATGGGATTAACTGAAGAGGAAGCTATAAATGGTTAACTGTAAGGTTTGCGATAAAGAGTTTAAGTCGGAAAAAAGTCTGCACGCTCATATAAAATGTCACGACTTGAGGCTAGCAGAGTATTATCAGAAGTTTCACGCTAGAAGGGATTTGTTTTCTGGAGATTTGATAAAGTTCAAGTCAAAGGAATATTATTTATCTACAGACTTCAACAACAGAACAAACTTAAGAAAGTGGTTGGAGAATCAGGCTGACGACGAGAAGAAGAAGTATTGTGAAAAAATATTAAAGGCTAGAATCAAAAAAAAGAACTTGTTCTATGCCCCGTCTCAGGTTGATTTAAGGTCCGTAATGAGCCCACCAGTCCAATACTACAACAGGGTGTTTGGGGACTATAACGATTTATGTAACGAGCTTGGCCTAAAAAATAAGTTCGATAAGCTAACCGACGAAGCAATTGAAGAGACAAAGCCGCCGGAAGACTGCAAAATATACATAGACACAAGAGAGCAAAAACCGTTTAAGTTCGATGTTCCTTTTGAGATAAAAACTTTGAAGTTCGGAGACTACGCCCTCAGCGATAAAAAAGTTTCTGGAAACTGTTACATAGAAAGGAAGTCTTTAAATGACTTCATAGGAACAATGAGTGGGGGGTACGACAGGTTTAGGAGGGAGATAGAAAGAGCGATAACTGAAGACGCCTATTTAGTTGTTTTAGTTGAAAGATGTATAGAGGAAGCGATGAACTTCAATAAGCTTCCATATGTCTCCAGTAAAATCAGAGCTACGCCAGAATATATATTCAATAGAGTTAGGTCGCTGAACCAAGACTTTAAGAACATACAGTTTTTATTTGCTAAAACAAAGACCGAAGCGATGAGGCTCTGCAAAAAAATGTTCTTTTCTAATCAGTGCTTTAAGAAACGAGATCTTCAGTTAGCTTATGACTTGAAGATGCTGTGATGAAAGGATATATTTGTTTAACTTATAATGAAGCTTGCGCTATAGTATTAATAGCATTGTTGATAGCTTATCTAGATTAGCATGTGGTACTCTCCAGATAAATACGACAGTGGAATAGAAGATGTAAATTCTACCCTTCTCGGCCTCGAGGGCGAGCTAGAGGACAAGCAGGCCAGAATAAGCTTGGCTAAATTCCTTAGGAACAACCTAACGATGACAACATACTGGCTCACCGGCATAAAGCTAGCCCCATATCAAGAGATAATGCTTAAAGGTTTTCTTAATAGAAATTTTAGCATGTGTGTTTGGGGTCGGGGCTGCGGCAAAACTTTTATAGCAAGCATATTTTGTTTTTTGCAATGCATATTTGAACCCAACACGAAAATTTTAATAGCTGGCCCAACGTTTCGTACGGCAAGGTTTATATTCAACAATATAAAAAATATAGTAGAGACCAAAGAGGCCAGACTCCTAGCTCAGGCTTTTGGCGCGAAGACAGAAAGAAACGACCAGCACGAATGGAAAATAAACGGAGGAACAATTACGGCAATCCCACTAAGCGGGGAAAAGATTCGTGGCTTCAGGGCAAATGTGCTTGTTCTTGATGAGTTTATGCTTTTGCCGGAAGAAACTATTAAAAATGTTTTGATGCCGTTTTTGGTTTCACCTCAAGACCTGAAGAAAAGGTTGCAGGTCAGAGAACAAGAAGACGAGCTAATCAAAAAAGGAAAAATAGAAGAAAGCGAAAGGATGGTTTTCAAAAACAACACCAAAATGTTGGCTCTATCTTCTGCTAGCTACACATTTGAAAATTTATACAAAACCTACAAAGACTGGATGGGAAAAATATATTCTGATCAAAGAATGGCAGAAGCTTCTTATTTCATTTCCCAAATGAGCTACGAGTCCCTGCCTGAGCAGATGATAGACCATACAATTATTGAAGAAGCCGCAAGCGGCGGGTTATCAAACTCCTCTTTTCAGAGAGAATATTGCGCAGCTTTCACAGACGGAAGCGACAGCTATTTTAGTGGGAAGAAAATGCACGACTGCACAATACCGGATGGAGAAGAGCCAACCACGAGGATATATGGCAACCCAGACAAAAAATATATTCTTGGCATCGACCCAAGTTTCAGCAATAGCCCATCCTCTGACTATTTTGCTATGTCTTTGCTCGAAATAGACGAAGAGAAAAAAGATGCAACGCTCGTTAATGGGTACGCCGTAGCTGGAGGAGACCTTAGGGATCATATAAAATACTTAGGCTATCTTATGACCAACTTTAATATTGTTATGATTTGCATAGACAACGCTGGTTATCAATTTATAGACGGTGCCAACGAATCAGAGTTTTTTCTTGACAATAAAATAAACATAAAGTTTTTCAATTTCCATGGAGAGAAAGAAGGCGTCGAAAGGGACATTATGCTAAGGAAGGCGAAGATGGAGTATAATCTTGAAGATAAAAAGATTTGCTTTAAGCAGGTTTTCTCTACGGACTTCATAAGAAAAGGCAACGAGAGGCTTCAAGCTGACATCGATCACAAAAGAATATGGTTCGGCTCCAGAACCACCGCCAATGGGCCTGTGTTTAATAAATTTACCTCCAGAAGGGTTCCAGTCAAGCTCACCAACTGTGCAGACGTGCTCGAATTGATTGAGGTCCAAGACGACTTGGTATACCAAACAAAAAAACAATGTGCGCTAGTTGAGGTAAAATCGACCACAAAGGGAGTGCAATCCTTCGACCTTCCATCACACCTGAAAAGGAGCACCTCGGTGAATAGAGCGAGAAAAGATAACTATACAACTCTAATGCTTTCTAATTGGGCAACTAGGTCGTATTTTGATATAATTAACCTAAAGGGGGAAAACGTGAATAACACTTTTGTTCCGATGATGATTTAAAAAGTGTAAAAAACACCAAGTTTTACAATGAAAAAAGAGACCGCAAAAAAGACCCCAGTTAAAAGGACTAGGGCAGCAGCAAAGCCTAAAGTAGAGCCCGCAGAACCACTAATGGTTTCTACAGCTGTTTCGAATAGTGACATATATCCAGATCAAAATAGTCGGACTAGAACAAGATCAAACAAGTCGGCTTCCATCCTGAGGACGGACAGGTTCAAGAATATAGAAGATGGGCTAATCCCATTCAAATACACAAAAGATTCCTCTAATACGAGCGGAATCACAGTCAGAGATGCCGTAATTCTATGCCAAAAAGCCTACTATAATTTTGCCATATTTAGAAACACCATAGACTTGATGACCGAATTTACTTCTGGAAACATATATTTCACAGGAGGAAGCAAAAAGGTAAATAAATTCATAGAAGCGTTTTTCGACAAAATTAACTTAAACGATTTCCAAAATAAGTTTTATAGGGAATACTTTAGGTCTGGAAACGTGTTTGTTTATAGGTTTGACTCTAAGATTAATCAAGAAGACTTTAAGAGGATAAACCAAACATTCGGATCTTCTCTATTGGCCGACGACAACGACTTAATCGTTCCCAGTAGATATATCACGTTAAACCCTTCAGATATACAATTGACAGGAAACGTCACTTTCGTTAACCCAACCTATTTCAAGGTTTTGACCGACTACGAGCTGGAGAGAGTTAGAAATCCAAGAACGGAAGAGGATCACCAAGTTTTAGAGAGCCTTGACCCAGAAACCAAACAAGCCCTTAAAAAAGGAAAAAGGATGGGGTCTGTAAGAATACCGCTTCCCTTAGACAAAGTTAGTGCTGTTTTTTACAAAAAGCAAGACTACGAGCCATTTGCGGTTCCGATGGGTTTTCCAATTCTAGAGGATTTAAACTGGAAAGCGGAAATGAAGAAGATGGACATGGCAATAGCAAGAACGATGCAGCAGTCCATTCTTTTAGTTACAATGGGAGACGCCCCAGAAAGAGGCGGCATAAATCAAAGGAACTTGTTAGCTATGCAGAAGCTTTTCCAAAACGAATCAGTTGGAAGAGTTCTAATAGCGGACTACACAACGAAGGCCGAGTTCGTAGTTCCTAAAATCGCAGACTTGCTTGACCCAAGAAAATACCAAATCGTTAATGAAGACATTCAGGTAGGGCTAAATAACATCTTAACTAGCGGCGGCGAAAAGTACGCAAACATGCAGATAAAGATTAGCGTGTTCGTGGAGAGGCTCAGGCAGGCAAGGCAAATATTCTTGCATGAATTCCTAAAACCAGAGATAAAGAGAATTTGTAAAAGTTTGGGTTTCAAAAACTACCCAATTCCAAACTACGAAGACATTGACTTAGATGATTCTTCGACGGCAGATAGGGTCTATACTAGGCTAATTGAGTTGGGCGTACTAACACCAGAAGAAGGGCTAGAGGCAATAAAGACAGGCAGGCTACCTACCAGACAAGAGTCTCTAGACTCGCAAAAAGAATATAGCGACCTAAAGGACGAAGGGTTCTATGAGCCGATAGTTTTAAGAAGAGACAACTCCACCCAAGAGGAGAACTCTAAAAACGGGGAATATAAACATGCTCCGAAAGAAGGGGGAAGACCGGAAGGAATTTCCACGCCGTTAGAAGAAAAGAGAGATTCAGCCCCAATAGGGCTAGAAGGAAAACAAAGCTTCAGCTTGTCACAAGTCAAAGATAATATGATTCAAGCAAACAAGCTAGAAGACCATATTCGAAAACTGTTAAGGAAAAAGTTCTCGAAAAGAGCACTAACAAAACAACAAAAAGAAGTGGCTTTTGATATTTCTAAAATAGTAATGGCCAACGAAGATAAGAAAGATTGGATTAAAAAATCGCAAACATACATAAATAAGCCAGTAGACACAAATCATGAGATGGTTGAAGCCACTCAGTCTATAGCCTACGAACACCAGTTGGACGATTGGCTAGCTAGCATCTTAAGAGAAAGTAAAATTGAAAATGAGTGATATTGCACAAAACGTAAGTGAATATAGTGATGATCAAGGTTTGTCTTTTGACATCGAAATTCCAGACATACCAATTCCGGAGCCGGAAGAAGAAATTAAGACCGAGGTAGAGGACAAGGTAGACGTAGCGTTTAAATTTGCATTCGTAGGATCAGGGCAGGGTGGGTCAAGATTAGCAGAGACTTTTCATAAAGTAGGATATAGAAAAGTATGCGCAATTAACACTGCAGAACAAGACCTAAACACTTTAAAACTTATAGAGAATAAGTTGTGCTTCGGAGAAGGAGGAGCCGGTAAAGACCCATTTAAAGCTGCTAAATCTTTTTCCGACCATAAAGAAGATATTTTAGACTTCATGAGAAGGTCTTTTGGGGATGAGTTTGATAGGATTTTTATTTGTGTGGGTGGAGGTGGTGGAACCGGTACTGGAACCATGACTCAACTAGTAGAGGCTTCTGCCGAACTTCAGGACACTCTTGGGATAGAGAGTCCCGTAGGACTGATCTTGTCTCTTCCTAAAAAATCAGAAGGCAAGAAGGTTAACGCCAACGCATCTACTTGCCTAAAAGATGCATATGAACTAGTCGAGAAGGGTAAGGTTTCGCCTTTGATTTTAGTCGACAACGAGAAGATTACAAAAATGTATCCTAGACTGGCCATTTCGAAGTTTTGGGAAACGGCCAACATGAGCGTAGCTGGCGTGTTTCACCTTTATAATTTGACGGCTTCTAAGGATAGCACTTATACGTCTTTTGACTCTAACGACCTTAAAAGCGTTTTGGATTCAGGACTAATAATGTTCGGAGCAACTCCAGTGAAGGAGTGGAATGATCAAATCAGCCTTACTCGCGCAGTTAGAGACAACGTAAAGAAAGGAGTTCTTTCGGGAGGCGTCGAAATATCAACCGGTAATTGTGCTGGAGTGATTGTAATAGGAGGAAAAGAGCAGCTAGACACAATACCGGAATCTTCTTTAGATCAAGCTTTCGAACAAATATCAAGATTAATGAGACCCAACAGCACCCTGCATAGGGGTATATATGCTGGCGACAAGTCTGGATTGACAGTATTTACAATGATAGGCGGATTAGGTTCCCCTGCGGCTAAAATAAAGGAATTAGAGAAGCTGGGAGATTTAATAGTAGAGAAAGATAAATAGAATGGACAAAGGTTGGAATTTTTATAGAGACTCTTTTTATATATTAGTTATTACTTGCATCATTGTCGGGGGATGCGCTAGTCCATTGGGGAGATTTAATAAGCAAGAAAAAGTTGTAGAAAACATAGAAAGAAAACAGACCGAAAATACAGATCAACAGGTGGAAAGTGGCAGGACTTTCGTTTACGCAGCTGATCAAGCATTACAGAAAGACCCCCAGCCAACCAAGCATTCGAACGTAGCCAAGCAGATGACTACTCGAAGTATAACAGCTTTAGGCCCCCCTCAAGCAGAGAATGCTTTCAAATCTGACACCATGATTACAGATCTTCTTTCCGACGACCCAGATACGGTTCAAAAAGGACAAGCTGAGCTGATGACGATGGACAAAGAATTAATAGCTATACAAAACCGAAATAGAGTTTTGAACAGCCAGCTTCAGAGCGCGCAAGTACAACTTAAAGCCATAAACCAAGAAAACGCTCTTAATGCCACAAAGTACTCTAGCTTAATGGGTAAGGTCTATTGGATAATTGGAATTGTAATTTTCTTAGGAGTCTTAGGGGTTGCCCTCAAGGTGCTCAATGTTGTGGCTCCTTTTGCGATACCATCCAAAGGCGCTAGTTCCACTTTACTGAAGGTTGTCCAAGGTCTACAGAAAGTTAGAGACCAACATATGGGGGAGAAGCCAGAAATGTTGAAGCAGATTGACGACCATATGAGAGCCCATCTAGACAAGAAGGATAGGTGGATGATAGCTCAGGCCAAACAAAAACTTCACATGTTGTAAGAATAAAGAAGGACAAGAAGGCCAACTAATTAAAATTATACCCAATTAAATTCCTAAAAAAACTTTAAAAGTGTATAATAGCTTTTGACATAGTGTCGAACAACGACTCACAACCAAAGCTAGAGGTAGAAGTTTCCGGTGTAGTTTACACAAAAAGAGACGTCATAGAGATATCCAGCGATACTATCGAGGCATCAACTCCTCAAGAAGATTCTGGAATAGTGACTAGCGTCGAAATAGTGAAAGCTTTGAGGGAGATAAATGAGGTATGTTCTAAGGCTTCCTTGGAAAAACCTAAATCTATAGAGTCTTTAAAAAGCTCGTTTATGGCCTTTTTAGAAGATTCGGAGGATAGTAGTTACGAAATACCTAATATAATTTTTGCACTTTGCAAAACTTGGGAATATTTATTTTTCACAGCTTATGGAGACTATACGGGTCTAGCTAAACTTGGTTCTTACTACCCTTCTTATAGTAAAATTAAAGAAGTTGAGGACTTAATAGAAAAATATAATATAGATCTTAGTTTAGGTTCTAATGACTTATATATAGGGTTAGATAAAGAGTCGGGGTTATGGTTGGAAACACACATTTAAAAAATGAAAGATCATAAATATACCACAATATTTAGCTCGACGGTTAAACCTGTAATAAACGAAGATAAAGACAAATATTTAGCCTTGGCATCAATGGTTGAATTGGAGAAGTTTATTCCTGACATAGACACAGACAAAAACATAGATCTATTGCCAGTAGCCTTCAATGCTTGCGTAGCAAACAGGGTAAACAAGAACGACGATGTCGTTGACAGCGCTTCTGCGCTGGCAATGTATAGAGATTTCGTTAATAAACCCATCAATATAGAGCATAATAGAGACAGGGTTATTGGTACAATATTATCTGCTAGCTTTTCTGAATTTGGGACGGACGAACCCGTAACTGAAGAAGAGGCTCTGGTCAAGAAAGGCCCCTTCAATATTACCCTCGGAGGAGTGATATGGAGAACAGTCAATTCTAACGTCGCAAATGTCATCGAAAATTCAGGTGATCCGACTAGCGAAGATTATATGAAAATCAGCGCCAGTTGGGAGCTTGGTTTTTCGGAGTATGATGTAGTCTCTTTATCGGGTGAAAATAAGAACATAGAAGACGCCAAAATATTCGCCGAAGATGAGGAAATAGAAGAATATAGTAAGTTTTTAAAGAGTTTTGGTGGTAGTGGCGAGTTGGAATCTGGTGACAAAGTATACAGGAAAGTCAAGGGAAATATCATCCCTCTTGGTATAGGGTTAACGGAGACTCCAGCGGCGGACGTGAAAGGTGTCGCGGTAGAACAGGAAGAAGAAGAGAAAAAAGATGAGAGCGAGACCCTAGCTAATATACACACTGAAATAGAAAAAATTTCCCAAAACGAGGAAAAAGATGTAAATAATCACATCGAGGTTCGAAAAATGAAAATAGAGAACATTAAAGACATAAACGAAGATTCTTTGAAAACTCTCACTGCCTCTCAGATTTCTAGTTTCGTGGAGGATGAACTCAAAAGAGCCTCCGAGAAATTCCATGAGGAGAAGGTGAAGTTCGAGGAGGAAATTGAGAACAGTCAAGCCAAGTTCAGCGATCTTGAAAAAGAGCATGCGGGACTAAGGTCTGACTACGACGGCATCAAGGAAAAACTTGACACGCTAGAAGCAGAGAGAATCGAGAGGGAAAGACAAGAGCTTTTCGATACTAGAATGGCTTCTCTTGACGAAGAGTACAATCTTGACAATGAAGATAGGCAAGTTATAGCTGCCCAAATTAAAGATTTGGACGAAGAGAGCTATGCTTCCTATAAAGAAAATTTAACTATTCTTCTCAGATCCAAGCTTAGAGCTTCTGAAGAGGCGGAGGAGGCCAAAGCTTCCGAAGAGAAGATAGAAGAGACTCCGAAGGTTGAGGAAGTTGCGGCTTCCACTCCAGAAGAGCAGAATGAAAACGTTGTTGAGGAAGCGATCGACAACGCAGAGAAGATGAATGAATCTATCCCTGTGTCAGCTGAAGCTTCCGAACCTACTGTTTTCGAGAAATATAAACAAGCTTTCAACCTTGATCAGTTTGACTTTAGAGCTGGTAGGGGTAGATAAGATAATTAAGGAGATAAAAATATGGCATCAACAAATAATCTAAGACCATTTAGAGATTATGATGAGCACGACGTGATCAATTTGTTCGCGTATAATAGTGCTGTGAGCCTTCCACAGAATAAGGGAACTTTTGTTACCATTTCTGCTGGTTGGAATAACGCGTATGCAGATTCGGCTTTGTCTACCTCTCTTCAGGAAACTGAATTGCTAGGTGATGTCGGAGTTAACGCTGGCAACACTGTATCTGAAAGATACGGGTTAGTTGCTCAGGTAGGCGTTACTGCTACAGGAGATAGCGCCCCATTAGGCATTTCGCTGTGGGATTGCAAGGAAACCGACGAGAATGGGGAGAAGCTAGTCTTCAATCCCCGTAAAGCTGCTGAAATGCAAGCTGTCATTAGCGGTCAGGCTGTGCCTGTTGCCACTAAGGGCATATTTGTTTACAGCGGTGTGCTCGGAACCCCTGCAGCCAACGGTTCTTGCTATGTTGGGACGGACGGTGTACTCAGTGCAACTGGTAATGCTGACGCAAAGGTCGTCGGTAAGTTCTTGGGTACAAAAGACGGACAAAACAACGTTTTGTTTAAACTAGAACTCTAATTTTATAAGGAGATTTTAAAAAATGAGATTAAAACTTAAAAATACCCCAGAGCAAATTGAGCTCGTAAAAGCAATGGGTTCTAAAGATGTTTCTGTTTCGAGAGAAGCTTCTGAGGCTTTCGCTGCTTTTCTTGGCCCTGTTATTCAACAGGTTATCAATCAGGCGTCTACTTCTGGTGCTATCTATCAGGATGCTAGCTATGATGAAGATGATCATCCTAGTTTTCCGCTAGATTTGTATTATGATCAACCTGCTGGTTATATCAGCACTTGGTCCCAGAGTATTGCTGGCGGGCTTCCTGTTTCTCAGGATGTCGCAGCGACGCAAGAGCTGAAAATCGCTACCTACAATATTGATAGCGCAGTCAGTGTCAGCAGAAAGTATGCTCGTAAGGGCAGACTGGACGTTGTCAGCAAGGCCGTTGAAAGAATGGCTCAGGAAGTTTTGGTGAAGCAAGATCGCAATGCTTGGGCAGTTGTGCTTAAAGCGCTTGGCGAGGGCAGCACTAACTCTTTGTCACACCTTATTGCTCAGCCGGATTCCCCTGCTGACGGTACTGGTTTCAGAGTCGCTGACTTGAATGCCATGATGACCCGCATGAGAAGAATTAACGCTTCTTTTGCTGGCGGCACTCCGGACAGCGCTTTTAGCGAAGGTCTTACTGATCTGTTTGTCAGCCCTGAGATCGTTGAAGATATCAGAGCTTTCGCTTATCAGCCGATGAACACCAGAGGTGTTCCGGATAGTTCAGAGTCCACAGCGGTTCCGCTGCCGGATTCTGTTCGTAGCGAGATCTACAACAACGCTGGTACTAGCGAGATTTACGGTGTTAACATCACTGAGATCTTGGAGCTTGGTGTGAGTAAGAAGTACAACGTTCTGTTTGATCAGTTCGACTCCTCCATCTTTGGAGCGGGTTCAAGAACTAGCGCGAACACTGAGATTGTTGTTGGTGTTGATGGTAGCAAGGGCTCGTTTATTCGCGCCATTGCCCAGAACAGCGACACAGGCTCTTCGTTCAACGCTATTCCGGACGATCAGTACTCTGCAAGGCACGACAAGGTCGGCTTCTACGGTTCTCTCGAAGAGGGACGCGTATGTGTTGACGCTCGCGCAATCGTTGGTTTGTATGTGAAGCAGTCATAATTTGGACTAATTTTACGCTTGCTTAACGTAATCGAGTCGGGGCTTCGGCCCCGGCTTTTTTTTGTTCTCTAAACGCCCTAAATTGTGTAAGCGATGAATACAGGAGAAAGGTGTATTATGCCAAGGAAAAAGGTAAAAAAGTCAACAAAAGCAACGGCCTCAAAAAAGAGGGTTAAACTTGAAGATCTCAGCCAAGCTCATGGGAAAGAAGAGAAATTTCGGCCAACTACTTTAGATCAAATTTGGGGCGATACGGGGCTTTCTAAATACAGTACGCTTGAAGAGTCTGAGTATGAAGGCTCTTTAGACGAAATGAACAAATCAGACCTTCAGACACATGCCACTCAAGTCGGGATAATACCTGTCGATAACAGGGACATGCTTACGCAAAGACTAGTAAGAGAATTCAGAAATCATGTGAATTCTTTCAGAGCGCCGCAAGAGAGAAAGCAGGCAAATAGGAATATGTCGAAGGAAGTAAGTAGGATACTGGCCGAAGGTAGGTAATAAACTTAAAAACATACTAATCAATCAAATAAATTTAGTGTAATTTATTTAGATTAGTATGGCCTCTACCTACAATCTAGATATTTCGCAGGGCGAGACGTATTCGATACGACTAAACGCCAAAGACTCCTCCGGTAGCAGGATTAACCTTAGTGGTTATACTGCTAGGGGAGTTATCAAATATAGGTATGGCAGCACTGGGTATCTTTTGGATATGGACCCAGATGTTGTTAGTGGATCACTGTTAAGTGGTTTCATTGACATTGCTCTTACACCAAACCAAACATCTTCCCTGCCAGTCGGTCAGTTCGTTTATGATGTAGAAGTGTCGGGTGGCACGTCTGTTTTTAGAGTTGTCCAAGGTGCAGCTGTTGTAAACCCAGAGGTTCATAGTTATCAATTCTCAGCGACAGGAAGTTAATTATGCCCTTTGTAGAAAACGTTGACGTGACTGTGCAGACCCCCTTTACGGGGTCTTCTACAGAAGTAACGCTTCAAGGCACTCAAGGCGTTGCTGGCCCTCCGGGATCTGGATTCATTGATTCTGGAACCTTCAATGCAGTAAATAAAGGTATAGTTCCAACTGCTAGCGGCTCTCTTATGCTAGGGTCAGGAACTCATCCTTGGAAAGAGGTCCACGCTGACAAGGCATATTTAGGGAATGTATTTTTTAGAGACGAAAATACTTATTCGGCGAGAGTCAATGCTGTAACGAATATAATTAGCTTAACTGCTACAGGGCTACACAGGATTATAGACATACCAGCTGGAGAGACTTTCGTTATAGACTCTTTTGAGGGGATCTGCACTAAAATAAATAATCCGTATATCGGGCCTAGTGTCGAATTTGGAACTACCGGAAACACCTCTAGATTTTTAGAAGAGTCGATTGTTAAAATTAACAGCAACAACGCTCGCCACATTTTTGACGACCCGCAAGATTCGCTGGACGGCCCAGCCTCGATTTCAGTTAATATAACAAAGGCGTCGCAAGCCGTTGGGCATAGTGGGTTTTTTAGAGCTAATGGGACAAAGATAGTTTTTGGATGATATGACGACTTTAGGAGGATATTCTGATGATTGTGCGCCGCTAGATGGATGTGGAGTTTCTGGTTGTTATGGAAGCTATCAAAGGGAGCTGTCTAACACCGACGGTTACTCTGCTACTTATGGCTATACCCACGATTACACGACAAGTGACTTTGCCTCTGTTGGAGCGGGGTCGACTTGGTCTGGCTTGACGACAGCCATCAATAAAATAAAAAGCGGGTACGGCCCTCAATTAGTTAATGTTAGTTATTCTTTCATAGCTTCCGGAAGTAGGGTTAAACCAAACACATATAGAGATCCCAGAACCTATCAGTTAAAAAATTACGCCGGAACAAGAACTAATTCTAATAGAACTGGCGCATTTATGGATCTCGGAGCTACGGGAGATGGTTTTGGGTTTTCGACTTTTACTGGTGAAGTAGTTAGAGCTTTCGATCAATGGAAAGACACCTTAGAAGATACTTTCAGAGGCTTAACTATATGCTTTAAAAATTACGGAGAAGAAGGCGGAACTGGTCTATATAACGATAGTGAAATAAGTGACACTACACCTTTTGATGGGTTCTATAAACAATATAGCATGCCCTCAACTGGAGTGAAGTGGGGAGACATTAGAGTAGGTGGAATGAAGATGGGTAGAACAGATAACGCAAGCTACTCTGATCTGGCTCATGCATATTATCCCAACAATAATAATTACTACAGGTCTATCTTAGCGAAGAGCGGATCGGTAGGCGGCGATATATTCTTTAATTTATCTTATAATTGGAGAACAGGAGAGTACGCATACAATGCGGTTCACAAAAATACAGGAATACAACAATATTCTGGTACTTACGACATCAAAGCTATTGCAGTCAGAGAGATAGGAAATGCTTTAGGAATACCAAACGAAACTAACCAAAGAAGTGTAATGTATGACGGTCAAAATATTTTGGCTACGTTTGATAGTTTATATCCAAGCGGGCTTCTTCATGGCCAAGCCACCAAAAGCTATTCAAACGGAGCGCTAGGAACGAGTAAGTCCTATTCCAGAGACCATAGCGGGGAAGTCAATTCATACATTAGAAACAACTTTTAAAGACAATGGGCAGGGCACATACAGAAAGTAAAACGCATACGTTCAAGAAGGACGTAACTTTTGTAACTGGGTTTGGTATAGTTGCGGACGAACCGATTCATATCGGTAGCGGAACTACAACCAACACCGACCTAATCATTCATAACAAGTTGAAGTTTGCGTCCAGCGGAACAAATAACTTCGAGCTTTCAAATTTACCATCTGCTCCTGTTCAGGAAACGTACACTTATCTAGTTCAGGATTCCACGACGGGAGCCGTTCAGAAAACTACTTCTGGAGCAAAGGGCCAAAAAGGGGCTTTAGGCGTAGATGGCCAAAAGGGCGAAAAAGGTTACGTTGGCGTAGATGGGGGCGATGGACAAAAGGGAGAAAAAGGACCTTTGGGTGTAGGTGCTCAAGGTGCTAAAGGCGCAACGGGTTCTCAAGGTTCTCAAGGTTCACAAGGCGGCACAGGTGCTAAAGGTCAGAAGGGTGAAAAAGGTCAAAGGGGAGAGAAAGGACAGAAGGGTCAGAAGGGGCAAAAAGGAGAGAAGGGTCAAAAGGGTCAAAAGGGCGACAAAGGCCAGAAGGGGCAAAAGGGAGAAAAAGGAGAACAAGGTCAGAAAGGGCAGCAAGGAGTTAAGGGCCAAAAAGGCCAAAAGGGAGAAAAAGGACAGAAGGGGCAGAAAGGCGCTCAAGGTAATCAAGGTGCTCAAGGTAATCAAGGCGCTAAGGGCGACGGAGGTAATAAAGGTCAAAAAGGTAACCAAGGTCAAAAGGGAGAGAAGGGTCCAAAAGGCCAAAAGGGTGAAAAAGGTCAAAGGGGAGAGAAAGGACAGAAGGGTCAGAAGGGGCAAAAAGGAGAGAAGGGTCAAAAGGGTCAAAAGGGCGACA